TTAACTTACTGATTTTAATAAGCCTCTGGTGTCACTTTGGTGACTATGGGGCATCATTGGGACATAATCTGTCAGCTTCTGATTCAGCATTGCGATCTGTTCTGCATTGCTGTCAGTCATCCATGCTCCGTATACATTGAATACCATCTGGGCACTTGCATGGCCCATCTGGCTGGCAATGAAGCTTGGGTTTGCTCCGGCAGATAATGACCAGCACGCATAAGTGTGTCGTGACTGGTATGCCTTTCGATGCCTGATCCCTGCACGCTTAATGGCTGTTTCCCATGAGTCACCTACAGAATCGACTTTGTAGACAAAACCTACCTGTTCGCTTTTTCTAACCACTTGAGGGTTAAACACGAAAGTACATTCATGGTTCACTGAACGTCCATATTCACGTAGTTGCACCTTGATGTTGTACTGCTTACCCAGTCTTGTCATTTCAGCCTGATTTTTCAGGACACTGATAGCGGGCTGGATAAGGTGCACAACCCTGTTTGTGCTTGCTTCAGTTTTCGGTAGAGTGAACTCACCAAGTTTCGTATAATTGCGCCTGATGGTAATTGTTCCTGCCTTCAAATCGATATCTTCCCAGGCCAGGGAGACCAGTTCACCGTGACGCATTCCTGTGTACACAGCCAATGACCACAGGTTTTTCGTCTGCTGATGTCGGCAAGCATCTATCAGGCGAATAAATTCGTCACGAGTTAGCGGATCTGGCTCTGCCCTGGCTCTTTTAAGAGGCTTAATTCCCTGGAAGGGATTTGCTTCTAAGTAACCGTGATCTGCAGCAAACTGAAACATTCCAGCGATTGTCGTCATGTAATAATTTACAGTAACGACGCTCCGTCCTTTTGCTGCTGCTTTGTTTTTCGTTGAATTCTGATACCCGGTAAGCAAATCTTTCCTGATATACAGCAATTCCTCTTTGGTTACCGATGACACCAGTCTACTGCCTCCAATTTTCGGAACCATCGTTCTTGCAACGGATTCATAGCGATTGAATGCATTTGCAGAGATTTCCATTCGTTTCAGATCCAGCCACTTTTCTTCAAGTTCCTTCACCGTAATTTCTTTTTTACTTACCCCAAAAGCCTGAAGGTTGGGGGAGTCAGGGAACTGTGCAGCATAATCAAAGCTTCCTGTGCGGATGGCAAAACATACTGATGTCCGCAGTTCCCCGGCGATCTTCCTGTTCTTGGCAGTGTCAGGGACACCAAGATTTTCCCTGACACGTTTACCTTTAAAATTAAACCAGATGCGTAATGTGCCGCCGTGGTTTTCGACGCCTGTTGGATATTTGACTTTATCCATCGATACCTCCAGACGCCCAAGAGCGATACGAGCTTACATATTTCATGATATTAAATCACCTGGGTTGTTTGTTTTTCATTGAGGCGACCCAGGCATCTATTGCTTTTCTGTTATACATACATTCACTGGAAGGCTTTGGATTACCGTCTGGTGATACGTGAATATACTCTCTTCCAACCATCCAGCATTCTTTCCGGGCCCGAAGAATTGTGCCTGGTTTGAGCCCGGTAATTGCGATAAGAACGCTTTCACAAACCCATTCATTGGGAGCCAGTTGAATCACATTGCCCATGTATTACCTCACACAACACTCAGCCCACGGCAGTGGCACCACACTTCAAACATTCGCTTCACAACTTCACGACAGTAGAAGCCGTCAACATCTCGCGTCAGGTAATAGCGATTGCCGTAACGCTGGTGGACCCATCGTTCAAATGCTTTATTCATTCTTTACTTCCTTTTTATGGCTCGTAATTTTTTCAGGTGCTTTTCCTGCTCAGTGTCCGCGAGAATTTTGCGGTACTCCTGGTGGTCAATTTGTTCGAACAGGCAGTTTAACTCACCAATGCGTACCCGCCCGGATCGTCCGTCCATCCGTCGAAAGAACACTGAGTGCTCAGTGATGCGAGTAATCACCACGGGGTATCCGGCTCTGTCCGTGTATATCTGACCGCGTTGAATCAAAGCGAACATGTGGTTATCCCCATCGACAAATCGAGAACACAACAAACGCTGCTGCGAATACCACCCACAGAGTTACGATTGCATCAGGCCAGCTCATTGATTCACCTCCTGCCTGTCGTCCGGCATTCGCTCACTACAGCTTATCCAACCATCCGGAGTTACCGGAGAGTTGCCCGATAGTGCATTCTGCTCCAGTGATGCTTTTACAAACCACGCTGCCTGAACTATAACGCCATGAATCCAGCGCAAATCAGCATCGCGATCTTTCTTTTTCATCTTTTCGCCACTTAAGGCCTTGCTTATGTGGCTGCGTACCAGGTCTTCATGTAATTCCTTCGCCTCCTCAATGGTGAAACCACCAGGCAGAAGAGCCGGAGTTACCGGAGAGCTGGTTGACGCTTCCGGGATTTTCCGAAAATTATTGGTTGACGAATCTTTATTTTCCCGAAAGTTTCCGGACTGAAGCATGGCTTCGCGGCAATCGTTCCAGCCTGTAGCGTATGCAGCCGCTTTGCTGCTGCCTTCAACTGGCGCATCCTGCCAATACATTTCTTCCGGCACTATCGGCGCTGGAGGGGCGGCAAATAGATATCCGCCAAAGTCAGGAAGCTCTCCAATGGCCTGTACGAACTTTTGTTTGCCTACGTCAACTCCTAATGGGTAATGAGCTATAATCTTTGCCACCGGCTCTGCTTCCAGCGATACCAGTGCAATTCGTGCCAGTTCTTCCGCTTCTTCTGCTGGCAGTACAACGTTGCTACCCGGTCCGTATGTTTCGCGCCACTGCTTGATTGTCAGCAGTCGCCCTTTGGTAATAGTGATCATGCCGCGTTTCCTTCTTTCTTATTAACAATCACACCGTCATATATTTCATTAAGGTGCCCTCTCAACTCCATGCGCCTTAATGCAGATAACATGTAATCGCATTCAACCTGCTTATTCCCAGTAAATGGCTTATCGTCAGGATTACCCCAACAGCAATTACCCCTGGGCCATCCATGTACTTTCCGTACTCTTCCGTTAACAACGTGAAGTAATCCCCAGCCGGGAGGTAAATCCTCAACTGAAATAATTTCCGGCTCACTAATAAAGAATCGCCAGTCGCCCATGCCAAGTGAGGGATTTTTACGGAAACGCTTTTTTCTATCTGCCAACAAGTCAGCACGAGAACACTTCGCCTCTATCAGGCATGATGCTGAATTTCTGAATCCCATAGCATCTGGCTGTTCTCCGGTACTGGTTACAGCAACAAAGCGGTCATGAAAGCAAACCTTGAACCCGTTGCGCTTAAGGAACTTGTACGCAATCTGACAGAGTTCGTGGTGTGTTAACGCCATATCACTCTCCTTTGATGCGAATGCCTGTTGCAATGCTGTTTATGATGCTGTCAGTGCATGGGGTAGAAAGCTGGGCATCTCCAGCAATTTTCATGACCTCAACATCTGCATATCGAATACCGAGGTGTATCAGACCGGCTATGCCTGACTTAAGCCGAGCATTTTCCATAAATAGAACTTTTGCCCGCTGTTTTTCTGCTTCAAGCTCAACGCGCAGCTTCCCTACCGTTAGCGCAATATCCTCGTTCTCCTGATCGCGGCTTTTGATGTATTGCAGGTTTCTTTCCCGTTCATCCAGCAGTGCCAGCACGGTTTCTGGTCCGGTCAGAAATTTGAAGGCGTTGAGCGCATCAATATCCACACCGTAATCTTTAAGTTCCTGTTCACTTAACAAGTCATCATCAGCTGGCAACATTAACAGGCGTTCCATTGCTGGAATTGCACGTTCCGCCACCTCACGCAGTGCCTGATAGTCAATCTTGCTCACTGGCAGCCTCCTTTGCCGGGATTTCTAACTTTTGAGTGGTTGTATCAAATTCAAACAACTTAACCACGTCATCAAACAGGACATAATCACCATCAGGATCTTCAGTCATATCTGCGCCACAATCCTGACCGCACGAGTCGCAACCATCCATATCAAGCTCGTATCGCTTCAGGTTTGCGATATTTGATAAATTCAGCGCCAGTACAGCCAGGTCATAAACCTCTTCGGCAGTGACATCGCTGTTCAGTCCCATTTCATGGCGATATATGATTTTTTCTACTCGTTGTTTTGTGATCGTCATTTTTCTCTTCACTCCGATATACAAGGATTACTACACCCCCTCTGCTGATTGCGCGAGCTGGATCCCCTGGTTCCATGCCGTCAATTCCGAAGGCTTCGGAAAACGCATTCATTGCCTTCTGGCGTTCATCCTGCTTACGGCGTTTATTCCATTTTTTCAGGAACAACAGCGACAGCCACCGTCCGCTGCAGAACACGATGTAAAAATAACCAAGGAGCGCCAGGCCGACATTCAGGGCCGTTTCTATGGTTAGTTGTGAGTCAGTTGCCATTTCTTACCTGTTTAAGTAACTGGTTGAACATAACACTTAGGGGATTGCTGTATCCAAACGGCAGATTGTTTACGCAGTACAGAATCATTTTGTTTTTTTCTCCAGTTCGTACTATTAACCCATTCCACAATAACCGTGATAATTCATTACTGATAGAAGTTGCGCTTCTTCCAAGTGCGAGGGATATATCTTCTCTACTGCAATCTGGATTTTCCTGGATATACTCGATAACGGTCATGTGGTCCCTTTTACTTAATATCTGTTTCGGATTGCATGCCATGAGTATTCATTTCGTTAATAATTTCATCCAGAAGGATTTCAAGCCCTTCTCGACCCATATCTGAAAGAATGAAACCTTTATCAGGGGAAGTAGTGAGCATTTTCTGATAAAGAAACAGCGCTCTTCCCATTCCTTCAGCTTCGCCGTATTTTTGAATTAAATTCCATTCAATATACTGTTGTAAGGCAAATCGAATGGGGCCGGGATATATCGTCATAAACCCATACATCCCGTTATATACCACGGCGTGTTCAGTTGTTCCGTGTTCATTCAAGATATCAATTGTGCCGTTCTTGTCTTCTTCTTCGTTGATGAATGTCGTCACATACAACCATCGCCACTGAGCAACCTTCATCTCAACCGGAAGTTTACCCAGTAATCCTGCTTCGTCGGCTTGCGCCAGACACTGAAGGATACGTAAACCTCGCACATTAGGAGTATCGAATTCTCCGGCATCCAGACGACGTATGGCGTCGTGATAATCAATCGTCATACTGCCAGTTCGTATACCATTGGCTGTTGCTTCAGCCTGGAATTCATCGTATTGCATGATATTTATTCCTCATCTTCATCTGCTGGTGCAATAACGTCATATCCTGCCTTTTCTGCAATAAACAGGAATGTTGAAAGAATTCCTACAAGTTCATCGTCATGAACATGGCGAATGAATATTACTTTCCCGTTTTTGATGGTCAGCAATACTCTGGTTTGTTCGTGTTCTGCTGTTTTCTGATGCATTATTATCTCCCGTATGCTTTACGCAGAAATAAGCAGGCAATATGCATGTAATTTTCACCGTATTGTGCAATAAGGCAGGCGGTCTTGTGTGATGCCATATTCTTTATAAAAGTCACAATAAAGCCTCCTGTGGATTAAGGTTGTAACAATCCCCGGCGATAAAACCGCAATAAACGTTCAGGGCATATTTGTTGTTATTGCGCTAATTCTTTTTCGGCAGTAGCTTTTGCATACTCACATGCAAAACTCAGAATTTCGCTGCCGAGTGTTTTCGTTTCGTGATTACTGGACATATGTAATACCTGTGTTGCATGCAATAAATGATAAACATTTACCGCAAATGAATCAGGCTCCAGACAAATGCCTTCGTAATTATCTTGCTGTGAGGTTGTTTCTGTCATTGCTCCTGAAGTGCATGCGAGCCTGTTTTTGATAATTCTCTTTTCTCTAATCACTATATCGGCAACATCTATTGCCTTTACAACCTCCGGGAGAAGTTCCGGGTTTGTATAATCAAAGTCATCAACATGGAGAACAGTTATGTTTTCGAACTTTTTCATGGCTTCCTCAGCTGACTTATATGTTCTGCTATATAGCGAGTCTCAGAAGTGTTTTCATATTGAGACTGTTTCCGCAATGATTGATAAAAATGTTCGCATGTACCTTGAGGGGCGAAGCGGCGATTATGTCACCATTGGTATTGGTTCTTCCGCAGAAGAGCTTCGCGAGATAAGGGGCAAACTTGTTGAGATGCGTCATGGTGTTGCTGCTCCTCACTTTTTGGTTGCTCCGGAGGAGTAACCTCACCAGTTAACAGCCACATCGGATCGCAGCCAAGAATATTTGCCAGTGGGATAAGCATACTGATAGTTGGTTCATACTCTCCGCTCTCCCACTGGATGATAATTTCTTCATCGAGATCGAGCAGCCTGGCGAGTTCGGCGGTTGTTAAGCCGCAGGCTTCGCGTTGGGTGCGAAGACGGTTGCTGATTGCAGAATTTTTGTTCTGTAAAAGCATTGCTGACGATAGCTTTCTGGATATGCTATTTGTCATATCCCATGCCAGTCCTGCGCATGACTCTATATCGCTAGAGAGCGTAGCATCAGGTGTTGCTTTTGCTATTAGTGTAATGAGGCTGCCGAGGTTTTTCAGTTCTTCGAGACAGTCAAGAGTTGTAGCTTTATTGATCATGAGATGATACCTCAGTTACGAACTTTGTTTTATGGTAACTAAGGTATCAAGGTGTGGCAAGTGATTTTTGATACTTTGGTTTCTTTTTGTGTTTTGTGTCTGGTCAGAAAATATCCCACCTGGCATCAACCACAACACCTACTATTTCGCAATCATTGTCCATTTCTATGATTGGATATTGTGGATTAAGGGGCTTTAGAAACGCCTTTCCCATGTCAGAAATATATTTTTTGAATGTTGCTTCATTGGTAGATTTTTTTCTGGCGATGACGTAACACCCTGAAAAAACTTCTTTATCTGGGTTGACAAGGATCGACATTCCTTCAGGAAATGTTATTCCTACGGGCGAAGTCATTGAGTCTCCGTGCACTTCCAGCCAGAACCCCCTCTCACCAGCGTATTTTACAGAATGCCTCCAATTATCCTGATCATACATGTTGTAGTCATCACCAGAAGTTGCGAATAATCCTGCCTGAACCCAGTTAATTACAGGGTAAGAGTGTGCTGTGTCTCTCTGTGGGCAGCTCTTAACATTATTTTCCCAATGCTTATCTTTTTCATCTCCGTTCTGAAGCCACTGCGGTGAACACCGCAGTGCAGCTGCAACTTTAAAAAGGGTGTCACCGTTGAAACTTTTTGTAAGGCCTTGCTCGGCTTTACTGATTGCAACTCTGGTGACCCCAGCTTTTTTAGCCAACGCATCTTGTGTTAACCCCGCTTTTTGCCGTGCGTTGATGAGACGTTCACCTAAAGACTTCATTTTTCTTCTCCTCTCATGGCTGTTGATACTAAAGTAACAGAATTTCTTGATACTTTGGGTTCCTGTGGTTAACATCGTTGGATAACAAAGTATCTGGTGTGAGACTAAAGAATGACCCTTTATGAAATATTAAAAATTCAATTTAAAACCAATGCCGCTATTGGTCGCAGGTTCCCAAAGAAAGGAAGGCCTCGTGGCAGTCAAGGTGTTGGAAAGTGGAAAACGCGAGGTGTTCCGGAGGATGTTGCCATTCTTTGTCATCTGGATCCGAGCATTCCATATACACACCCAAGTCTAGCGAATACAGAAGATGACAAGCCCACAGGAGACCAACAATGAACACCGCAATTTTTAACGGCAAAGCATCCATGACCAGCGTTGAGATCGCAGAGCTGGTGGGAAGCCGACCAGATAGTGTTAAGAGAACTATTGAAACACTGGCTAAAAAGGGAATCATCCAATTTCCACAGACTGTGGAAATTGAGAATAAACAATCACTTGGGCCTCGCCGATTTTCTAGCGCGTATGTATTCGAAGGTGAACGAGGTAAGCGCGACAGCATCATTGTCGTCGCACAGCTCTGTCCTGAATTCACTGCTCGCCTGGTAGATCGCTGGCGCGAACTGGAAGAACAGATCCGTAAGCCAATGAGCGAAATCGAAATGGTTGCCGCGATGGCTCTTGAAGCCGTTCGCCAACAGAAACGGATCACTCAGGTGGAAGAAAAAGTCAGCCACGTTGCTGAAACAGTCGAGCAAATTAAAAAGGGCACTATTCGTGAGGGCTATGCCGGATATCGCCAACTGAAAGCAAAAACCGGTTTGTCAGATGATAAATGCCGCAATCTGGTGAACGCCTATCAAATTCCTACAGACACACATGAGTTCATGACGCCGGACGGATTGTTGTCACGTCGCGCAATTGTTGCTGTGGAACCGTTTATGGCTGCTTTTTATCGGGTTATGGAGGAAGCAGAACCGCGAGGGACTCGCTGGTATCACCCGAAAATGGGGTTATTTCAGGTTATTGGTTGGCAGCGGTGAAAAAAAGCCGGGAGTAACCCGGCTCACTCAACATCAATAACGGGGAGCTGTTTCGCATAAAACGGCTCCGAAACATCCAAGAACAGTTCTAAAGATATCAGCAGCTATATGATCATTTCAAGACCAAATATTGATTCTGCAATTTCGGGACGTTACACTGTCTCTGCACCTTATAAAGCGGGTGCCGGGATTGGCGTCCTGAAATTGTCAACGGCGATGTATGACGCGCCAGCGTCTTTTTTATCGTCCGCATTTGCTCACATCCAGATTATGGTGGGCTGGGCGGGGGCACCGAAAGGTGCGCCGGTCTCCGTTGACGCCGGTTACGCCAACCCCGTCCAGTTCACCACCAGTGAAATTGGCGTTTCCGGTGGTGGAAGTTTTTCACTGTCAACGGAGGCTGCCATCATGGCTACGATCCCAGCCCTCACTCAACCTGAAATCACCATTGACAACGGCCAGGCCGTTACCACTTCTTTGGCTGTTGCCAACTTCTTCTCCAAGCGTCACGACGATGTGCTGAAAAAGATCCGCACTCTGGATTGTTCCCCTGAGTTTTGTGCCCGCAATTTTGCGGAGACATCGATTTCGGTAAATCAACCGAACGGCGGTACACGCAAGCTCCCTTGCTATCAAATCACACGAGACGGTTTTGCATTTCTTGCTATGGGTTTCACGGGTAAACGTGCTGCCCGGTTCAAAGAGGCATACATCAACGCCTTTAACCTGATGGAGAAGAGTTTATCAGGTGCCGATGCGTCTGATATGTCAGCTGTCGCACGAAACGCCAGAGGCGTATACCTGCATTTGCGTGAAATCCATCAAATCTGGACAAGCCAGCTTTATCCAATGCTTAAGGCCGTTGAATCTCCGCTGGCTAGCAAACTGTACGACCGTGTTGGTGATGCTGTTTTTGGCGCTGCACTTGTTGATTCCAGGCTGAATGGTTCTGACAAGGAGGTTCGCCCATGATTAGTTACGAAATCATCATCTCCACTACGGAATACAGAAACGATGTATCAGTTCGCACGGATGTATCTGTCTGGCACCGTCGCTATAAATCCAGAAAAACAGCGGAACTGAAAGCGGCAGAGATGTGTGAAACCATCTCAATGAAAGGTAGCCCGGTTAAATACGTAACTACGGCGGAGGTGCGTCCATGATCCGCCACATCGTTAATTCCCTGTATCACCGATACAACCGTTGCCCCCGTGTGGGGCAGTGGTTCGCCACCAGCAACGGTCACGTTCTGCGGGTTTGCCTAGTCAACGCTGAAAGCCAGAAAGTCGTGTGCGAACTACAGGGGCGTAGCTACACCATCAGTTACCCTCTGGCGGTATTTCTGTCTGGAAAAATGTTTAAGCGTCTGGGAGGTGTGGCGTGAACTGTTTTCAGTTTGTGTGCGGATGTGCTTTCGATAACCCGATTCAGCGCCTGATTATGTTGCGTGTTTTGATGTCGGGTTCTTCAGACGGTGAAGGCGAGAGAGTTATTGATCATCAGGTGCTTGCTGATTTCTGCTGTTGTTCTAAGCAAGCGATATTCAGGAAAACCCTGGCACTGGAAAGAGCTGGTTATCTTCATATCCGAAAAATTGCAACGCTTACTATTGATGCAAAAGCCAGACTACAACCTGCGCGTGGCTACACAATTCTCATGCCGCGGAAGGAGGTTGTATGAGCCGTTACGCCCCCACACCGGAAGTTATGGCTATTGGTCAAATTAATATTTCCGGCAATGTTACACCTGCGAACTGGTGGAAATATATTCGACTACCCAGTGGGCGTCCGGATGCGACGGCTATCGCTCTGCTTTCAGAGATCGTTTACTGGTACCGCCCGACAGAGGTCAGGGATGAGCACACCGGAGCGTTGCTGGGATATCGCAAGCGTTTTCAGGGCGACAAACTGCAAAGAAGCTACCAGGCGTTTGCTGAGCAGTTTGGTTTCGGGAAAAGGGAAACCGCAGATGCGCTGAAGCGTCTGCGCGATGCAGGGTTTATTACTCTGGATTTACGCACGGTGGAAATGCTCGATGGGGTGAAATGCAGCAATATTTTGTTTGTCGGGATCAACCCACAGGCAATTGCGGCCATCACCACACCTTCTTCTGTTTCGCCAGAAAGTAACAGCAATAATGCAATCAGCGATACAGCTATTACGTTAAAACGGAACACCCCCCGACGTCATAACGGAACAGGGGATACGCCGAATGTTGATACAAATACAGAGATTACTACAGAGATTACAACGGAGACTAAAAACACTATTGATGCATCCGCTGACGCGTCTGCGCCAGCGCGTTCTGCCCGACAGGAATATTCACCGGAATTTGAACAGGCCTGGCAGGAATATCCCAAACGTGCTGGTGGCAATTCCAAGTCAGCAGCCTTCAAAGCCTGGAAAGCCCGTATCAGGGAGGGAATAAAACCGGAGACCATGCTTGATGGCGTGAAGCGGTATGCCGCCTGGGTACGTGCTACAGGAAATACCGGCACACAGTTCGTGAAGCAGGCTGCGACGTTCTTTGGACCCGATCGTCACTTCGAAGATTACTGGCAACAGCCAGCCGCTCACGGAGGTGGGCGACAGCGACAGGTCGATGTCCTGGCTGGCCTGGGAGCCATGTCTGACAAATTCGGTAAATCCAGTAACAAATTGACATTCTGAGGTGACAGCGATGATGACGATTGACCAACGTGAGAAACAAACAAGACTACAGGCGCGAATGGATGAGTTACGGGCAGAAATGGATGAGTTACGGGCAGAGATTGCATTTGCTCAGAAGGGCGAAAAGCCATGGCCTTATCGTTCCTGCCTGATGCGTGAAGGTCGCGGATATTGCGAAAAACACGGTAAATATCGTACGCATATACTGGTGTGGATCGATCGTAATGGCGAGGACAGAGAAAAAATTTCATGCTGCCCTGACTGCTTGATCGCTGAGGCCAGTGATTTGACCATGGAACTGTCGTCCCTCAAGGCGGAAGAACTGACTGATAACGCCGGAATTGCTCTGCGTTTTCGGGACTGCGAGTTTGATAATTATCTGGAGGTTAATCCTGACGCAGCCAGAAATCTTGCGGCCTGTCGCCGCTATGCGGAGAACTGGCCAGATATGCTGGAGAACGGTACCAGTCTTGTTATGACCGGCAGTTGCGGTACCGGGAAAAATCATCTGGCGGTATCAATGGCAAAACACATCATCCGTAACTATCTGGCCAGTGTGGAGATCACCGACGTGATGCGCCTTACCCGGGCTGTGAAAAACTGCTGGCGGAATGACAGTGAAAAAACAGCGGATGACGTCATTGAGCATTATGCGTCACTGGATTTGCTGATTGTCGACGAAGTCGGCGTTCAGTTTGGCAGTGCGGCTGAAATGGCCATTTTGCAGGAAATTATCAATGCCCGGTATGAGGGTATTTTGCCAACTATCCTGATCAGCAACCTTTCACCGGAAGAATTGTGGGCGTTCATCAGTCCCCGGATTGCCGACAGGATCACCGATGGCGGGCGCAACTGGTTGTCGTTTAACTGGCCCAGCTACCGTTCTCGTATCGGAGGTGTTGCCGCATGACCAGCCAGAACACCCCGGCATGGCGTAACGATGACCTGGAAGGCGCTGTCATCGGTGCGTTTTTTCTGCGTGGGGCCGATCCGGAAGTGATGGATATTCTGGCCACACTTCCGGCGGATGTATTTTTTGTGCGTCAGTACCGGGATATTTACGCGGGGATTTGCAGACAGGCTCGCATATCCGGCGTCATTGACCCCGTACTGCTGTGCAATGAGATGCCGGAACTTGCCCCGGTGATTACCGACACCGGACGCAAAACCTGGGTGAAGTCTTCACTGGAGCACTATGTCGCAGCGTTGCGGCGCAATGCCGCACTGCGCGATGCAGAAAAAACACTGACTGAAGCATTACAGAATTTACGTGATGCGTATACCTGTGAAGCAGCCGAGGATGCCCTGAAGGATGTGCAGAACATGATGGCCTCACTGTCGACCGGAAAGGGCGTCATTCAGCCGGTTCACATTGATGATGTCCTTCCGGAAGTGGTCGACCGTGTTGAATGCCGCAATCAGGGACTGGAGAAATCCAGGGCGCTGATGACCGGTATTGATGAACTGGACGCAAAAACGGGCGGTATGGAGCCCGGAGACCTGGTATTCATTGCCGCCCGTCCTTCGATGGGGAAAACCGAACTTGCGCTGGACATCATCGACAAGGTGACTGAGCAGGGGCATGGCGTGCTTCTGTTCACCATGGAGATGGCGAACATCCAGATTGGTGAACGTATGGTGTCTGCTGCCGGTGGAATGCCGGTATCCCGTCTTAAGTCTGTTGCCCGTTTTGAAGATGAAGACTGGGCGCGTTTCTCGCAGGGCGTGGGACGAATGACGGGGCGTAATATCTGGATGGTGGACCAGGCAAACCTGACCATTGATGAGATATGTGCAACCACGAAGCACCACCGGATGAAACACCCGGAAACGGCGCTGGTGGTGGTCGATTACCTCGGCCTGATTAAAACCCGCAGCACGGGGCGTCACGACCTTGCGGTGGGGGAAATCTCAAAGGGACTTAAAAGCCTGGCAAAATCCGGCGGTTTTCCGCTGATTGCTCTGAGCCAGCTCTCCCGCGGCGTGGAATCCAGACCCAATAAACGCCCAATGAACTCGGACCTGAAAAACTCCGGGGAAATCGAGGCGGATGCCGACATCATTCTGATGCTTTACAGGGATGAGGTATACAACCCGGAAACTCAGGCCAGAGGCATAGCAGAAATCAACATCACGAAACAGCGTAATGGCACGCTCGGGACCATTTACCGGCGTTTTCATAACGGACATTTTCTGCCTGTGGACCAGGAGAGTGCCCGGGTTCTTTCCACACCCATGACGCCGGGCAATCCGCGCAGATACAGCAATAACCGCATGTCGGGCAGTAAAACGGAGCGTTTATTTTGAACAACAGAACAACCACTGTTTCACCGGAACAACTTCGTCGGCAGGCGCAGGAGATGCTTCGTTGTGCTGAACAGATGGAAAAAACGAGCGTGGCAAAAGATACGCTCCGCAAGCAGCTTACTCCGGCGCTTCGTGATCTGCTGCAGGCAAAACACCGTACACAAAAGGCGGTGGATGAGCTGGTGGATTGCGTGGAGGAACTGGAAGGACAGGTAAGCCAGTTTGAAACGCTGGTGAAGGAGTTTACTGCGTGATGGCTGAATTTTTTTCTCCTGCGTTCATGCAATACCGTTCGCTGAGGTGACCGTGAGAGCACTGCTGACCCCTGAAATTGCCCCGCGTATGGGGATCGTCTTGTTCAGACCCGGTTCAGAGCTGATGCCCCTGTTTATGCAGGGGCGTGTCCTGCTGGAGCCTGAGCCGGAACGTTATTCATCTTTTGCCAGTGGTGTCGTTCCGGCAGCATCACAACCGCTGGCGGATGATCCTGCCGTTCGGGCCGTGTTCCGCCATGAGGCGGTGATCCGTCGTGCTGGTGGTGTGGAATGCCTTGAGAGCTGGTTACTTCGTGAAAAAGGCTGCCAGTGGCCTCATTCCGGATGGCACAGCGAGAACATGACCACAATGCGACACGCGCCGGGCGCAATCCGTCTGTGCTGGCACTGCGATAACCTGCTTCGCGATCAGTTCACGGAACGTCTGGAATCAATGGCAACGGATAACTGTGCCCGCTGGGTGTTGTCTGTTGTGCGTCGGGATCTCGGTTTTGATGACAGTCACGTTGTGACAATGCCGGAACTGTGCTGGTGGCTGGTTCGTAATGACCTGGCGGATGCCTTACCGGAAAGTGCAGCCCGTAAGGCACTGAGATTACCGAAGCCTGTTGTGCCGTCTGTCACCCGGGAAAGTGACCTTGTGCCTTCGGTTCCTGCCACCAGCATCATCCGGGATAAGGCGAAAAAGGTGCTGGCGCTGAAAGTGGATCCGGAGTCGCCGGAGTCTTTTATGTTACGCCCCAAACGTCGTCGCTGGGTTAATGAAAAGTACACGCGCTGGGTTAAGACGCAGCCGTGTGCATGTTGTGGTAAGCCAGCCGACGATCCTCATCACCTGATTGGTCATGGTCAGGGTGGAATGGGTACAAAAGCGCATGACCTTTTTGTGTTGCCTTTGTGCAGAAAACACCATGACGAACTGCATGCGGATACCGTGGCATTTGAAGAGAAGTATGGTTCCCAACTGGAGCTGATATTTCGTTTTATCGATCGCGCGCTGGCGATTGGTGTGCTGTCCTGATTTTGTGGAGAAAGTTGATGCGTGATATTCAGATGGTTCTTGAACGCTGGGGGGCATGGGCTGCAAGTGGTAACACCGGGGTGGACTATTCTCCGATCGCTGCCGGATTCAAAGGACTTTTACCATCTGCCACTAAACCACGTCCGGCCTGCTGCGATGATGACGGACTTATCATTGAAAACTGTCTTGCTCGTCTGAAGCAGAAAAAACCTGAGGAGTATTCGCTTCTCATTGCTCATTATTTGTTGCGAATATCAAAAAGACAGATAGCCAGGAAGAGAAAGAAAAGCGAAAAAGCAATACGAATTGAGATGCAGATAGCCGAAGGGTTTATTGACGGATGTTTGTCTGTGCTGGGGGTAAGACTGGAGATGGACGACTGGCTGCTAAAAAAGTAAAAAATGATTAGTGCGGTCCGCAAAAAGTATGTCAGTATGTTAAGAGTGGTTACTTCGCCACACAGCTTAAACCCGCCGCGAGCGGGTTTTTTTATGGCTGAAATCGGTCCAGTACAGTAAACGTGCTGGTGGCGGTGAATACCTGTCTTTCAGCTTGCTGGCTTTTTCGACAAGAGTTATTGGTGTGTCACGTTAACCGAAAAAGGGAAAAAGACATGCTGAAACAGCAGGATATGACAGAAACCGCCAGAGTGGTGTTTAATGAATTAAGCGTCACCGAACCGGCGACAGTCGGGGAGATTGCGCAGAATACTTACCTTTCACGCGAACGCTGCCAGTTAATACTGACCCAGCTTGTTATGGCGGGTCTGGCAGACTATCAGTTCGGTTGTTACAGACGCCTTCAGTCCTGAAGGCTTTTTTATTTGTGGTAAATGGGCGACTGGTGGGTGTTAGGGGCACTCACCAGCCATCTGCTCATGCGTCCGGATCACAAGCAAACCTCAGGCCCACTGCTTTGCGCAAAAGCAGAATGAGCCTATCAGAGACAGGCTTAATGATCCATGCTTAATACTGTAAAAATATCCAGTTGTGAGTTAGTCAACGCCGACTGCCTGGAATTTATCCGGTCGTTACCCGAAAATTCTGTTGACCTGATAGTCACGGACCCGCCGTACTTTAAAGTGAAGCCCGAGGGCTGGGATAACCAGTGGAAGGGCGACGATGATTACCTGAAGTGGCAGGACCAGTGTCTGGCGCAGTTCTGGCGGGTGCTGAAACCTGCCGGAAGTCTTTACCTGTTCTGTGGGCATCGCCTGGCATCTGATATTGAGATCATGATGCGTGAACGTTTCAACGTGCTTAACCATATCATCTGGGCGAAGCCGTCCGGACGTTGGAATGGGTGTAATAAAGAAAGTCTGCGCGCATATTTTCCTGCCACAGAGCGCGTTCTGTTTGCTGAACATTACCAGGGGCCATATCGTGGCAAAAGTGACGGCTATGCGGCAAAAGAAAGGGAACTCAAACAGCACATAATGGCACCGCTGATATCGTATTTCAGGGATGCTCGTGCCGAACTGGGTATAACGGCAAAACAAATTGCCGAAGCCACAGGTAAGAAAAATATGGTTTCCCACTGGTTTGGTGCCAGTCAGTGGCAGTTGCCGAATGAGGCTGACTATCGGAAGTTACAGGCACTGTTTTCCCGTATAGCGGCAGAGAAGTTTCAGGAACAACAACTGGAACAACCACACCACCAGCTGGTGGCATCTTATGATTCACTGAATCGCAAATATTCTGAATTGCTGGATGAGTTTAAATCTCTCCGGCGCTATTTCTCCGTATCAGTCTCCGTGCCTTATACCGATGTCTGGATGCATAAACCCGTTCAGTTCTACCCGGGTAAACATCCGTGTGAGAAACCTGCGGATATGCTCCGGCAAATAATCAATGCCAGTAGTCGACCTGGTGATCTGGTTGCTGATTTTTTTATGGGATCCGGTTCCACAATAAAAGCAGCAATGGCGCTGGGGCGTCGGGCCTTAGGTGTTGAGCTTGAGTCAGAGCGGTTTAACCAGACAGTGAAAGAGATAAACGAGCTGGTGGGGAAATAATCTGGTGGCCACGTAGGTGGCCTTTTTATTTCCATTACACAGCACCCGCATCTGCGAGGTGGGGTTATGAAATCCATGGATAAGTTAACAACGGGTGTCGCCTATGGCACCTCAGCAGGTAGTGCCGGGTACTGGTTTTTGCAGTTGCTGGATAAAGTCTCTCCGTCCCAGTGGGTGGCAATAGGTGTGCTGGGTAGTCTGCTGTTTGGCCTGCTGACGTATCTGACAAACCTTTATTTCAAGATTAAAGAAGATAAGCGTAAGGCTGCGAGAGGTGAATAATGTCGCCGTCATTACGCAAGGCTGTTGCTGCTGCTATTGGTGGTGGGGCTGTTGCCATAGCGTCTGTGCTCATCACTGGTCCGGGTGGTAACGATGGTCTGGAAGGTGTCAGCTACATACCATACAAAGATATCGTTGGCGTATGGACTGTATGTCACGGACACACCGGAAAAGACATCATGCTCGGTAAAACGTATACCGAAGCAGAATGCAAAGCCCTCCTGAATAAAGACCTTGCCACGGTCGCCAGACAAATTAACCCGTACATCAACGTCGATATACCGGAAACAACGCGCGGCGCTCTTTACTCGTTCGTTTACAACGTGGGCGCTGGCAATTTCAGAACATCGACGCTTCTTCGCAAAATAAACCAGGGCGATATCAAAGGCGCATGTGATCAGCTACGGCGCTGGACATACGCTGGCGGTAAGCAATGGAAAGGGCTGATGACTCGCCGCGAGATTGAGCGTGAAGTCTGTTTGTGGGGGCAACAATGAGCAGAGTAACCGCGATTATCTCCGCTCTGGTTATCTGCATCATCGTCTGCCTGTCGTGGGCTGTTAATCATTACCGTGATAACGCCATCGCCTACAAAGAGCAGCGTGATAAAGCCACAGTCAGTGAGCTGAAGCAGGCGACCGCCACCATCGCTGACATGCAGCAGCGTCAGCGTGATGTTGCTGCGATCGATGCAAAATACACGAAGGAGTTAGCCGATGCGAAAACTGAAAATGAAACTCTGCGCGCTGATGTTGCCGCTGGTCGTAAGCGCCTGCGGGTCAATGCCAGTTGCTCCGCAGCCGTGCGTGAAGCCACCGGACCCACCAGCATGGATAATGCAACCAGCCCCCGACTGGCAGACACCGCTGAACGGGATTATTTCACCCTCAGAGAACGGTTGATGACGATGCAGAAG